ACGCGGTTCCATCACTGAGTAAAAGCGGATAAACATAAGTCGTGGTTGGCATACGGAATGAGAAGAACTTACTTGCAACCTGTGAAGCAATCTCAATAAATTCAATCATCCGTGAAGAATAACCAGTAGGTACCCATTCCAAACCAGAACCGGCTGTTGCCGTATTCAATGCCTTTTTAAGCTCTGACCATCTGCGTTCATACGCGGGGAAGCTTGCGAGCTGGGTAGGATGTACCTTCAAAATACTTGTGAGTGTATAAAGATCATCGTTGAACTCCTGAAGTTTAATCATTGCCTCATCTTCACCAGCAGGATCATCCAACGCCTTCTCAATTACAACCATATCATTAGGATTAATATCCTGGGTGATATAGGGGGCAATCCGAGAAGTAGATTTCTTCATAACATCACGAACCTGATCGTTTACTGCTTTCTTAAAATCTTCCTCAGTTGCAAACTTTACTCCATTCTTGTCTTCATTATCTTTGAGCTGTGTGACAATACTTTTAGTGAGCTGCTCAATCTCTTGTACTGACAGACCCATAAGATTTTCCTCCTAATTAGTTATTTATCATTAACTGCTTTAATGATTTCCGCAATCTTTTTAATCATCTCAGCATCTACATCACCAGATTCTTCATCTTTCTTTAAACCCTCTAAAGCGCCTTTCTTAACGGCGGCATCAATTGCTTCAGGGGTAAGAGCTTTTTCAGTCTTTTCATCCTCATCTTCATCATTTTCCTTCAAAAGTTTACTCAGAGTATCCCTAAGACTTGCAAGTTTACCCCGTGTCTCCTTACTTAATCGTGCCCCCTTCTTATCCATGTCAAAAGTAATAAGGGCATCAGCACCGGATTCCTCAATTTTGTTAAGCTGCTTTTCAAATTCATCCTGCTTATTAGCAAAAGAATTCAAAGCATCCTCTACTTTCTTCAATACATCCTGAATTTCCATACTATTTTCTCCCTCATCTTTTCGTTTCACTATTAAGAATTTTCGCATATTTGCAGCAAAATCTACAAGTGAAACATGTTTAGTTCTAATATCTGTTAATCTACGCAGCTTCAAGTTTGCCATTGGCTACCCCACCTATACTATATCCTGAAATTTCTCCCTTCTTTATCCTATCCCAGATTGTATCATCCAGAACAAGCGTCGCCATTAACCAACTGCCTTTCTTTACTATCTCTCCATTCAATTGCATTTCAATCGGGACAATATAGGATTCTACTATCTTTAACAATCCACTTTCTTCATTGTCATGCATAAAATCATTCCCAGCACCAGAATAATTTAACATGAAATGATGTGCTGCTTTTCTAACCTCCTCTTCTGAATATATGTCACCAATGGATTTATCTGTCTTGGTGGCATCAATTGTTTCAGGTTCAAGTACAACTCCCATTACGTATCTAAGTTCCTCTCCTTTTTCAAAATGTATTCCAGCAATATCTTCTGTTTCATCAATAATAGATGAGGTAAATTCAAATTTCTTATTAATAGTTTGAAAATCCATACTCTTGCCAATACCGGGTCTTGCTTCTCTTCTCATTTCCCCACCACATTCAGAACATTTTAATGTGTTGCAATGTTCCACAGTTTTGAGTGTATGACCACAATCCACACATTCACAAACCCAAGCTTCAACTTTACCTATATTAAAATCAAATCTTTTCCTTGTATAAGTATCAGCAAGTTCTACAAAATCCGAAGATAAAATAGCAATACCATTTTCAATTCTATATTCATACAGCTTATATTTGCTTTCATCATCTATCCTATCCTCTATTACAACATGCCCATGAGGATAATTAACAGGGAATAAATCAGCTATCCATTTATTAAAAGTATGGTCATTAGTTGGTCTAATAGCAGAATCAATAGCTTCAGATATATCATAAGTAGATATATTTCCTAAAGTATCAGTTCGCTTAGACAATCTTGAAAATGGCTTACTTACATCTAATTTACGAATCTCTAAATTAAATCTCTTTTTTGGTCTACGTTTCATTAAGTGGCCCTCTCTATAGTTATTTCTGGCATCATTCCGCACTTGCAATTATGAGTAATAATTCCCTTTACATTGTAAGTGTGGTTTGTTATATTATTATCATTAGCAATATACCAACCATTACCCGTTTCAAGATTATAGAGGAAACCATGAAAAGATTGAACCTTGACATCAACAATATTATCAACAGTTATACCTCTGGAGAATCCGAGCAATCTATTGCAAAAAGATTGAATGTTGACAGAAGCACAATCAGAAGTAGACTCATCAATGCAAACATTACTATCAGAAATTGCAGCAGCGCTGCCTGCAACAGATTTGCTAATTCCACCCCCGAATACAGACAATTCATTACTAACAAAGCCCACAGTGCTGTTAGGGGGGTGAAAAGAAGCCCCCGTGATCTTAGCAAAAGAGCCAAAGGATTGCAAAGTTCTTGCGGAAGACAAGGTGGGGGAGAAGCCCTTTTCAAAAGTTGGATGGAAAGTAGAGGCATCACCTGTACTCTCCAACAAGCTGTTGGCAAATACAACATCGACGTTGCTTGCTTTCCCATCGCCGTGGAAATCCATGTCCAAGCCGACAATCCTTTGAGGTTGCATAGAAAAAGAACTGAATACCTTATCAATAGAGGATGGACTGTTGTCTATATTTGGATTACTAAAAGGCATTTTCTCTGTGAGAAAACAGCAGACTATGTTGCTTCCCTTTACAAGAGACTTAATAGACATCCAACCATCAAGGGTAAATACAGGATGATTCGGGGAAGCGGTAAGTTCACACCCTGTAGAGGTTCTAATAGTTACTAATTCACCATCATACCATCTTTTCATTGCTTTTTCCACATTAGCAAAAGAAAAAACATTAGTATTACCCGGAACACAATTCACAACATCCTCTGGTTGTCCTTCAGGATCACCCGGATACATTAATTGACTACTTCCTACCGTAAATCTTTCATTTACAGGAACAGAAGCAACACCACTATGCGTTTCCCTATGTCCCGAAGTTACATAAGGCACCCAATGTTTTTTCCCAACCACGGTAGATTTTTGATACCCTTTTAATGTACCAGCGTTAAATGCTCTTGTAGTTTCTGTTTGTGCTATCCTTTTAGCTTTCCATTTCGGATAACCAGCCTCTGCCTCTTGCACTAAAAGATCAGCTATATCATCTTGCTTCAATCCCTGTTCTATTGCTTTTTCAAATACTGATTTCATTTTGCTAACGGTTGCGGTCGAAACAGTAACTACCTCAACCAATCCTTCAGCAGCTATTACATTCAGAGTACTACCCAATCCAAGTTCATCTATATCATCAAGAGTTAATTCCTTTTCAACAAATATAGGAAGTTCTCTACCATACAGTTCCTCTACATCTTTTAATCCATAATAAATTCCCATTCTTACTATATTTCTAATCTTACCAACCAAACCCCCCTTTAATAATTTTTCTATCTGCTTTTCAGTAGGAAGTTTATTATTACCACTTCGGACAGATTTAGCAAAGTCAATAAACACTTTCTTTAATATCCTGTTAGTGGCAAAATACAAACCGTTTTCAAGATTTCGCTTTCGATTGCTAAGACGCCTACGAAAAGCATTTATAGAAAATGTTGCCATTACTTATGATTCCCTCTTTCTTCTCTACTTACATCTTCATTAGGAAATACGGGTGGCCCTGTCTGAGGCGGCCCCTCCGGTTTCTCTGTTTCTTCCATAGGAGAAGCAAAGAATGATTCATCAAAAGGAATAAGATTAGCTGTAATTACACGTTTATCTTTTAAGGGATCATTTTCATCCATCTTCATTCCCATAAATGCTCCATACTGACCAATAGTTATTCCCCCCCGCTCAAGCATACGTGATAATCTTTCTTCACGTTCCTTCACTGTCTCTTCTAATGCTGTAATATCCGATAAATTAAATTTGCACCAGTAATTTTTATCATACGGTCTAATAATGCTTCTATTGATTGTTCCTGCTATCCGTCTACACTTAGGAGGTATATTAACCTTCCAAAATATTCTTATCTGCTCACTAATGCTTTGGGAAGCATTAGTCATATCATAAACACCAGCCATAGCAGGAGGCACACCAAAGGAGGAAAGAATGCGATCCCGTAAACTCTTTTCCATCTCCCTAAAATCCATATCCCTCCGAGCTTCCGATAAAATCTTAATATCCATACCAGATTCAAGTAATACCGGAAGACGCTGGTTTCTTGCTCCTCCAAATGTCTGCTGCCATACCTGAGCTACTTTCTTTTTACTATCTCGCTGTAGGGGAAAAATACCTTTACTCATGTCCGGGGAATGTGTAAGCACCACATCAGGACGTGCTTCATTTTCAAAATATGTTTTATTATAAGATTCCCTAAATAGTTCAGTGACTATAGATGTTTGTAAAGGTTGAATGGATCCCATACCATAATAAATACTTGTAGGATTAGCATATTTAAAATAAGCTATTTCTTCAGCAGTATATTCTACCTTGTTATCACCCTGCCCAGGATCAAATGTAAATCCAGCGATCTTCTTAGTAGGATGAGAATTTATATGCATAAAATAGGATTCGAGACTGTATAATTTAGTAGGTAGATTGCCAATAATTTTTGACTTCTCCCAATACCCCATACCAGAAAGTTCTAATGACAAAACAAGATTCTCTATCATCTCTGACAAATCTTCATGCTCATTAGGACTTTCAAATAGACTTACTACGGGATCATCGGGATTTTCAACGAGCTGCCCTTTTGATTTAGGCCCTTTAAATATTTCAAGGTCAACATCAGCAAGAGAAGTAGATAATACCCAACCTGCTACATACACCCAGACTATCGCAGCATAAACTTGTGCAAACGATAAATAATCCCCTTGCTGTGGTGCATGTTCAAATGATTGCAGAAGATTATGGGCTACACGCCATGTCTTAGATTTCTGAAATTCTCTTATATTAGAAAGCTCAGAATCACCATAATCTCCATACTTAGTAATAGAGGGTACAGTGAATCCATGATTGCTCGCCGTCTTTTCAATTATTGTATCAAGAAACATATATTATCCAATTCCATTTAGATATTTATTTATCTGCATCGCAAATGTAAGAGCTAATCCAAATACGGCAGAAGCAACGATACAAATAATACTTCCTTGCCCGTGCCACTTAATTAGCTTCCCCACAAAAGACATTCCGCCGGGAACCTCTCTTCCTACCATCACGAAGTAAATACTAAATCCTGTAAAAGCCCAAAATAGAATAATCCAACAAGCTAAAAATAATTGAATCATTACACATACCCCTTTCAAATTACCATTGGTGTAATCATATCATCAAACTCTAATTCTTCTCCTTCAAAATCCAAATCATCAAGATAGGTGGAGTAATCAAAGTCCTCTCTTAATTCATTATTTTCTTCTTCTAATAATTCATCCAGGGATACAGCCCCCCCATGAGACATCCCAAGCATGTGGAAGATACCAGATAATACGTCAACCTGATCATCATGGTCTCCAGTATCAAAATTCACACACTCATCAACAAAATCTTTATTCCAACTACCACTCACAAGATATAGCTTACCCGCTTCCCCTCGTGCCATAGCAGAAGAGGCACGTATCCTTTTGCTTAGTGGGGCAGGTATCCCAAGAATCCCAACATTAAGCAAATCAGGATCAGCCCAACATTCCTGCACCATGCCTTTCTGTGGGCCTTGAGCTTCTATCCC